GCCGCGGTTTTTTTGCGCCGGGCCGGGTGGCCGGGCCGCGGGCAACGTCCTCGCCGCGGGCAGTCAGACGCGCAACGGTAACCCGGCCGTCAAGCGGTTTCTCGACCGTAATCAGCCCCAGTTCCGCCAAAAAGGCAAAATCTGCCCAGATAACCTCGCGGCTGACACCGTGGCCGATTTCTCCCAAAGCCGTTTGCATAACGCTGTCGTTCAGGCTGTAGTCGTTGTCTTCTGCCAAAAAACGAAGCTCCGCAAGGTGACGGTCTTCTGTCATGAAATCACGATAAGCCATTGTTATTTATTCCCCATTAAGTAATCTTGTTGTCGTTCCAGTGTTTTCTCTATAATGGAAAGCGTTTTGTTTTGAGTGGCCAGTTCTCCGGTAATATGTTCAAGGCTAAGCTGCATTTTGTGAAAATCACGCTGCGAAGGCATGCCGGAAACTTGATTTTTGAGTTCGGAAACCTCGCCGGCCAGCGTCTGATAAGTTTCTTTTGTGACGAACTTGGTCTTGATTGACCACCATATCCAGCCGCAAAAACCGCCTAAAATCCAAATCAGAAAATTTGAGTTACCTTGTACAAATTCAACGATTGCCACGCTCTGCCTCCACCTGACAGTCAATACACAATTTCACGCCCGGCACGGCTTTGCGGCGTTCCGGCGGAATGACCGCGCCGCAGATTGCGCATTTCCGATGGCTTCTCAAGGCGCGAAGCCGCTTTTTGCGGCATTCGGCCAGAGCGGTGGTGTTAAATGCGGCTATTTCAGCGGTTGCCATATCCACAACATCAACCACGCTATTTTCCTTTAAGTGCGGTATAAATACCGAACAAGCTGCCGATGGCGGCACCGATTGAAGCCAGATTATCGGTAATGACCGACTGCGTATCCGCAGATATATCAATACCGCAGAAGCTCAAGATGCCGCAGACAACGGCAACCACGGAACCGATGACCGTCTTGCTCTTCCAGAAAGGGGTTTCGGTTTGATTTTCAGGCATAATATCCTCCTTTGTTAAGTTAATAAGTAAATAAAGCTGCTTTCAGGCCCGTATAATCAGAACGGCGGTCTAAATGAATAAAGGTTTTGGCAATGCCGATACTCCATCCCAGTGTCAGGGCTGTACTTAAAAGCTTTCGGTCATATTCGGCACCCCGGCGTACAACATCTATGGCGCAGGTTCCGGGGACTTTCCACTTGATATTTTCGGTCAGATGAAAAGAATCGGCATTGCCGCCTTCCTGCCGATTGTGCTCGCTGCAACGGCAGCAGGAACTTAAAGTCATCGGCAGACCGAACTCAAGGCGCAGTTCTTTTAATTTTTCGGCAAACCCTGGAGCTAAAACCAATTTACCGCAATGGCGGCAGGCCAGTTCTTTGTCTGAAAATAAGATTTTGCCTTGAGCTGATTCAATCATGTTATCCTCTGTTCTGTTATAAAACCCGGTATGTGCTTATTTTAAAAGTCGTTGGCGCAAAATCAATCCGGACTGGTGTCCGGATTGATTCGCCTATGTATTTAATGATAATTAAATACATACCTTTACTCTCGGAGTGATTTCTGATATAAAGGAAAAAACTTTATAGGAAAAAACAATGTTCAAAGCTTTATTTCTGATTGCTTTGGCCGCTTTCTTCTTTATTTTGGGCGGCTTTGGCGAAAATGTCCCCGACAAACCGTTTACGATTATTTATAACAGTACGGCAGCGGAAGAAAAATCTCCGGATTTCGATCCGGCCAAGTTTAAAACACCGTTTAACTTGTTGCGGCAGGCTTGTCCGAAACTGTTTTTGCAATCCGGAGACGACGTTAAAAGCGCCACGGCTCACTCATCCCCGGCCATGCCTTATATGACGGAACAGAAAGGCTGGGACAAAATGATTGAAGTTAAAATTGTGCTTAAAGACCGGTTAAACACCATTTCAAAGTCCTTTAACGCTAACGGCCACACTTTATATTATTATATCGGCCGGGGCGGCGTCTTTACCGATAAGCGCTTGGCGCAGCAGCTTTGCGGCTGGCCGGTATCGGGAAACGGCGCTTCTATGTTTAAGGTAATTGAGGGAATCTCTATCTAAAGAAATGAGGCAGTATGAATAAGCAGCAGGAAAATTCGACAGGGCAGAAAGTATTAAATTTTTTAATCAAATTACCGCAGTACATCGGGGCGATAATTAAATTTATATTCTTTTTAGCCATTACCATTGGCGGGGTTTTATTAGTCCGTGCCTGTAGTTAAAAACAACCGGGGATTATTCCCCGGTTGTTTTTAGATTTTCTTTATTTTCTAAATCTTTGGTTAAAAGGCGGAAAAAGCCCATTTTACCCTTGCAAGGGTAAAATGGCAGAGGTTTGGCATTTGCCAGAGTGAAACCGTAAGGGCCGAAGAACCACGGCGATTTGCTTTTATTGACACAATCTGTGATTTCGGCCATGCCGACAATGCCGCCGGTCTTCAGCCGTCGCGGAATCTCAATCCCATACATGGCTTTAATATCTGCCGGCATGATGCCTTCATCCCATTTTTTGCCGGCATGGATTAGGACTTTACCGCGGAAACGTGTCGACCATGTCCGGTTTTCAATATCTTTATAACCGTTCACAATCAGCCAAGCCCAGGGTTGCCGGATTGATAAAATAGGAAATTTTAATAAATCTTTATCCATTTTGTTATCCTTTTGCACGAAGTTTATTTATACATTTGCCTTCTGTAAAGGATTTTCGTTCTATAAATTCTGCCTTTTTGCCTTTGTTGAACTCCGACAACGGCCGAAAATATCCCATGACGCGCGACCAGATTTCACATGGTTGGCGCTCGGCATCGGATAATTCCGTCACCGGAATCTGTCCTTCCGGCATTTTTTCAATCTTATTTTTCATGAATTGGTTCCTCACATTCTTTAAGAATTTTATTAAATTCTTTTCTTGTCATGTTATTCGTCGTAAAATATACACGAACCTCAGCAAAAGGGCGCAAATGATGTTTTAGAATGTCTAAAGCTTCTTCTCTGGCTCTTTCTTCACAAACTTTTATGTAATCCTCTTCTGTCATGTTCCAGTGAGTTGGACAATCAACAGTACTTGAAAATCTCATATATCGGCCATTTGGCTGTTTAACGATAAATGCTCCCATTATTATTCCTCCGCAATAATCATATATTCCAGCTGGTCAATATCACCAGTTCGGCGATAGTCCCAGTTAATTTGGTCTTTATTCATAACCGCCTTCATCATTGCTTCGGCTTCATCCATAGCCTCAATCTCAATTTCCCCCCTGATTCGAGTATGTTCCATGGCTTTGACTTGGATTGTAAACTGCTTTTTCATGGTCTTTCCTTTCTTGTTCTTTAATGTATTTAATGAGTGGTAAATCTAAATAATTTTTGTCTTTAACTCTTCGGACGGTTCGTTCGTGAATGTCCAGCTCCGCAGCAATGCGGTTACTGCTTAAGCCTTGTTCAATCATTTTTGCTGCCAGAACTTTTTTGCGGCCCATACCCCGAAAATGTCCCATCGGTATCATAAATTTGCCGTAGCCCAGTTCCAGGCTTAATTTTTTTGCGGCATCAACACCGATAATCTGGGCTATCAGACATTTTTCAGTAGGATTTTTAGGGATGACGACTTCCGTTCCGCCTCGTTCGCTCACAAGTTTTAAGGTTGCGACAGTTCCGATAATGGTCTCCATTTCTGCCAAAATTCCGGTAAAATTACCCATTTTTAGCTCCTTTGCTTTCTTCCCGGGCTATCCATTGCTTCAGGCATTCAATAATCCGCTGCGCCCAGCTCTCTTCAAGAAACTGAGCAGAACTGCGTTTGCCTTTCGTCATTCGGCTGACCCATTTATCCAGATCAACCAGATTTGTCGATTTAACGACGCCCATATCCTGAAGCTGCCCCCATAATGCGTAAATTTTTTCCAAATCAGCCCGTCCGGTCGGAACTTTGCGATATTGGTTCGGATTTTTCCGGTGTTTCCAACCTTTATCTTCAAAGGATTTAACGACCTTTAGCAGCTGGCGGTCTGTACAATCTTTGCCGCTGTTTTTACCGACGGCGGCAAAAATGATTGACCGATAGGTATCATCGTCAAGACCCAGAGATTTTTTGGCGATATGAATCTTACCCAGCAAAATTTTGCGTTCTTGTATCATTTCCTTTTTTGTCATTTGTTTTAACCTGGCTCATCAGTACAGGGTGGTTAATCTCCTGTAGACGGCGGATAACAGCCTTGGGCTGAAATACGCCGTTTCGCCTTGTTTATTTGGAGTTAGCGGCGAAAGGTTACAAATCGGCAGCAATATCCAGCGGAATGGCTTTATACACCTCAGTGTCGCCAACACGCTCATAAACTCTGATATAGCTTTTGGAGTAGGCGACATTCATACTGTCTATAATGGCCTGTTTTGCCCGTAACCATTTTTCATCGTTAATATTATAATGTAATAGACTGTATATCTTTGAGAATGATAAGTTTCCTTGTTTGTCAGTTTCAAAGGCGTAATTAACCAAACTGACCAGCTTCGGATCGGCACCCTGACCCCATTCAAGAATGCATTCCTTAAACAGGGCTTCGGCGGACTTGGCAGCTTCGTTAAAAACGATACGGTCGGCAAAAGAACGCATGACTTTATATTTGCCGTCGAAACTGTAGAGCGTCAGGTTGCCTTTCTTACCGCCGAGTTTGGCCTGATATTTTTCGGCGACAATCTCTTCCAGCTCGGAAATGTCTTGCATGGATTTGACTTTGCAATCTTTCAGTACGGACTGGCTTTTTTTGAAGCGATCGACAATGATTTTGACTGTCTGGTCACGCAGCTGGTCTTGCGGCTTGACCATGGATTTGGGAATTAACCGACCTTTGGCATCGGTCATATAGTTGTTTTCGTTGATATCATTCATCTTTAACTTCTCCTATATATCCAGAGCTTTACGGTAAGTTTCGAGAAGAAAATCATTCTCGTCCCGTTCAGCAGCGTTTTGCTTACGCAGTTTGATGATTTCGCGCATAATTTTGACATCGAAGCCGGCGCTTTTTGCTTCGGCAAAGATGTCGCGTATATCGCTTTCAAGGGCGGCTTTTTCTTCATTCAGCCGTTCAATACGTTCGATAAGAGAACGTAAACGGTCAACAGCAATACCGCCAACTTCAGTATTAGACATTTTATTTTTCCTTTTCTTCTGGGGGTTGAATTGATGATTGCGTGAAAAAGCAATCGGCTATAAATAGATTGTGAGTACGACTGATTAGGCCGTTTCCTTAATATCTTCATAAACAGGCCTTTCGGATGGCTGATTGGCAAGTGCGTGATTTTCTATGTATGCAAGGCTTTCGCTCAAACTTCTGAGATTGCTGGCTATACAATTTAAAACATGGGCCATCTGTGTGGCTTTGTTTTCTATTTCTTTAATCGATTTCGCCAAATTCTGGGCATCTTGTGATAACATTATTCTTCTCCTGATTTTTTGTTGTATTGACAATTACGGCAGGCTTTAAAAAGTCTGATTTTGTTAGGGTTTCCTGAGTTGGAAAATGGCCTGGACTGATTTTCAAGACATTCCCGGATAAGGATTGAGCCGAATACCGGACAGTCATGCGTTCCGTCCATAAGATTGGCCCGGACGGCTGCTTCTATATTAGCGATGGTTCCCGGATAGATATTTTTAAGAACCTGGCTGATTGCGGCCGATGATTTGCCGATTTTTTGAGCAATTTTGTTCTGGGAACTTTTATCGGATTCCATAGCCAGGACTTCAATCCAGTCCGGAAGTTTATCCCCCCAATGCTGTTTGGCAGTTTCTATTGCTGACATTTAGGCCTCCTCTTCATCTGAATGGCTTTCCCAAACAATGCTCTGAAGATTTGGGTCATAGATTTTTTTGGTTTTTTGGATTTGAGGAGCCTTGGGGCCGGTATTATTGATTAAATGATAAATTTTATCATTTTTCTTCTTTGATAAATAGCCGGCAGCTTTGAGACTGATTAAGTAGCGTTCTATTGCTGAAGCTGATGGTGTGGTCTTTTCATCAGAAACCGTAGCAACCAAATCTTTCAGCGAGAACTTTTTCGTTACTCGTATAGCACGCCATACCTTTGATTGAATCGTATCCTCAATATTTATCCCTTTTCTGTTGAATTTTGGCGCATTTACGCCCTTGTCCTTAATAAGGGTATATTCCGCTCTGGTTAAGCTGCCGTGTCCAACAATGCTGATTTTCTTTTTTTCTAAAATTCCAGCTTTAGTCAAAACTTGCAGATAACTTAAAATTGTTCGTTCATGCACGCGGGTTTTGTCTTCCAAATCCCGTACGCGAAAGGTTTTTAGCTGACGAATGGCAGACCATATTAATTCGCGGTTTCCGGGTTTCTTTTGAATTAATTTACTTTCCATTATGACAACCTCCGAATTGCGGGTGCTTCGCCTTTGATAAGTTCACGCTTTCCCCAGCTGGTCAGGTCAATAATGTTTTTTCCTTCGGCCAAAACGGTATCTTGAATTTTATTGAGATTTACGACAATACGGCGGACGCGTCCTTCAGATATTTTCCATACCTTTTCCAGAAGATCATCACCAATTTTAACTTTGTCGCAGTATAATGTCCGGAGTTTAACGGCATCTTCCATATTGGCCGGTGCTGCGGCAATCCAGTCCAAAATGCGGTTGTGGAAACGTTCCTCTCTTGCCAGTTTGGAAGGAAGCATCTCTTCGCCGATTAATATAATCGGAGCTTCTGAATTGTCGTAAATATCACGGGTTAAAGCCATTAGGCCTTTGCAGTCGACGCAATAGTCAAATTCATCAATGATTAAAGGTTTCCCGGAACAAGAAAGTTCTTCGCAAACCTGATCAAACATCTCTGCGGTTGTTCTTTTGGCGGGAATTCCCATTTCATCAAGAATTGCCTGCAGCATGGTCTTTCTTGTCCAGATGGCTTTGGCAGAAACAAAGTAAGCCTTTAAATTAGCAGCTGCATAGCTGGATGCCATGGTTTTTCCATATCCGCTCGGGCCGTGAACAACCACCAGTCCGGGGAGATATTCCGGGCGTGTCATGGCCTTTTTTATTGCGAGAAGGATAATTCCGACATTTTGTAATGCCGCGATGTTATTGACTTTTTGCGTATTTTCTAGCATTATTAAATCCTCTATAATTTCGGTTATAGTTTCAGGGGCTGACTATTGGCGTAGGGGCTCCTGATGTGTTAGGGTTGTCCGCAAGTTGCAGCTTGCGGGCAACTTTGTTTATTACATGACTCCGAGACCTAACTCCTCTAATGTTAATTGGGTTTGGTACTCTGAAGACAATTTGTAATTGGCGTAAAAATCTCTTTCTTCAGCGGTTAATCGGTCGCCCTTTAAGAAGCGTTCATTTAGTTCTTTCCAGTGTTTATACTTCTCACGAGCTAATATGGTTTCCGGCATTTTAATGACATTGTCATTCTTGGCTTTTTCCACTTTTTCAATAATGGCTTGCTCTTCAACAGTTAAATCTCTGCTGGTCGGAATTTCCTGACGGGCTTTTAATATGTTTTCCGCCTCTCTCAAAAATTGAGATTCGTAAGAAACTTCAGGTTTGGGGAAAGCCAAAATATCAGGGTTGTTTTCGATTTTTTGATTAACAATTTCCTGTGCCAAATTTTTGACCATGTATTTTTTACTGTAGTCTTTGACAATTTTTTTGCTTTCGGAAATCAGGCGTTTTTGCAGATGTTTTTTAGCCGTTGCAACTTCAGCCCTTGAAATTCCTGTTCGTTCACAGCAGAAAGCCTCGCAGATAAATTTGCCTTCCAAGGTAAAAACGTAAATTTTTCCCCATTCTGATTCGGAGTAAAGAACTTTTACCTGTTTTCCGGTATATAAGGCCAAATCGTGGCTGTCATAATAAGCATTATCAATGGCAATACCTTTTTTCGTAACGGTTCTTAATCCGTCGCCGCTGGTCGGAGACAGCAGGATATCAAGAGCGCGTTCGTTTCCGATGCGGCGGACTTCTCCGTCATAATTATCAATCATTGACTGCGGTGTTTTACCATTTAACCCCCGATGTGGTTCTTGCATATAACAGTTTTTTATCCAGTTGTCGCAAAATTCCTGAAGTTGTTCGGCGGATAAATAGTCTTTTGTCGGTTCCTTGGCTTTACCCATAATATGATCGGCAAAAGATTTGCGTGCTTCAATGTTCTTGCGCTCGCTGACATTATGTCCGATATATCCGGGCAGCATTTCCAAAATATCATGTGAAAAGGTTTTAAACACCCGTTCAATATGCGGTTTGCCTTCAGGAGTAAACGGTTTGCAAAATATCTGCTTTATTTCCAGGCTGTCAAATACACGGCGCATGTGTTTCGACGCATAATCGGCACCGTTATCTGTTTTAACCTCTTCAGGAACGCCCCATTCAAGCAGACAGGCGCGAGTTATGGATGTTACGGCCTTTGAGTTTGAAGAGTTGGAAACGAGAAGTTTTAAGCGCCGGGAATAAACATCAATGACGCCGACAATATTATGACGGGAACCATCATCTAACATTATGTCTGTAGGTGTACTATCAAACTCCCAACGCTGATTAAGGCGAACAATCTTTTCCGATTGAGACCCTGCGGCAGCCTGAAATTTATTGCGCCAGGCGTCTGGATTTTTAATTGCCAATAACGTGGACTGGTTTTCATGTTTCCATTTTGAAACCCAATTTTGAATTGTCCGATAAGACGGAAGGGTAGTTCTGTCAAATTTTACGCGTAAAGAACGCATAATTAATTTACAGTTTATGTCAGGACGATGATAAATCAGCCCTAAAATAAACTCTTTAATTTCCGGTCGGCTTTCAACTTTACTGGCTCCTTTGCGGTTCCCATAATTGTCAGCCAAACCCGATAATCCCATGGCTTCATAATTCTTTTCCCAGTCGAAAAGAGTATTTTTACTAAGACTGTTTACAAAAGAACGGAAGCTGCTATCCGTTAAAACTGTCTTATTATTGTATAACTCACAGAATGATAAGCGTGCTTTGGTTGCAGATAGTCCTGATTGTTTCCGGTAAGCGTGATATTCCTGAATAATTTTTTCCCGGATTTCTGCTTTCTGAAGCTGCGCATCATTAAGTTTGACAAGAGCAGATAAAGCTTCTTCTTGTCTAATCTGCTGTATGGTGTTGTCTTTAAACTGCTGATTCTTTAATATCTCGGCTTTAACATCTGAAGGCAAATCGTTAATGTTATATTCTTTACCTCCGCCTTTGCCTTTTCTTGCTCGGAAAGGCCAATTTTCTTTTTTAGCCCTGATATTGATTAATCGTTTACAACTAGGCAAAGAGCTTAAATGCAAATCGTCCAATTCTTGAGCGCTAAAATAATTTTTCATTATTTTGCCTCCTGATAGCGTTCTGGAAACAAATCTTCTACACGGACATCCAAAGCCTTTGCTAAGGCTCTTTCTCCAGCTGGAAAAGGCTTTACCATAGCCGTCCGGCATGCACCCGATGATAAATCTTCGTCCAGTGCAGCTTTGGTAAAATTTGAACCTCTTTTCATCAGTTCTATTTTTATTTTGGCCTTATCCCACATTTAAATTTCCCTTTAAATTTCGTTTTTTTATGTTACTATTAGCGAAACGATAATTAACATTAGGATAAAATTTTATCGCAGTCAAGAAAAATATTATCCTTTTATGCATTCTTTTAGGAAAAATTTTATGACTATAGGGGCGCGCCTAAAAAAAATTAGGGAAAATCTCGGACTTAGCCAAGCAAGCATGGCTACAGTGGCAAAGTGTCACAAAAAAAGCTGGGAAGGATATGAAGCTGACAACAATTTACCAGGCGGAGAAGTTCTTTCTAATCTGGCAAAAGCAGGGGTTGATATTAATTGGATATTGACAGGACAAGTCAATCAGACAGAAAATACTATAAATATTTATGATGTCGAATTTTCGGCTGGCTGTGGTTCAATTATCAGCGAGGAAAATATTATTTCATCTTTAGTTGTTCCAGATGACTTTTTTGAAATATATAATATTCCTCGAAAGTTTGCAGCAGGGGTCAAAGTCCGCGGTGATTCTATGCAACCGAAGCTATTTGAAAAAGATATTGCTATCTTAGACATGAGTGTTAAGCAATTTTCCAACGATGCAATGTATGCTTTCGAATATGATGGCAGCTGCTTTATAAAAAAATTGCAATTGGCTGGAGATAAATTAAGAGCTATTTCCTTAAATCCAGAATATGCGCCATGGGATATTGAAAATGAAGAATTGCTGCACATTGTTGGTAAAATAAAAGCCGCTATTTGCAAAGCCTAATTTGTCAAAAATTCGTTTAAAAAGAATCCCAGTTAATATTAAACCGGGATTTAAAACAGGCCTTTTTAAATCCCAGTTCAAAACTTATCAAATTTCTCATTTGAATTATTAGGCTGATTTTGTGCCAAAAATTGGAAAAAAATCCAAAACCATTTTAACATCATCCAAAACCATTTTGCAGTTTGTATTGTTTTCTAAAAATCATAATCGTGTCGGCAAACGATACTTTAAGCGGCTTTTAAACGTCCTGTAAACACCGTCTAGCAAGGGGTTTAATAAAATGGCGTCCCGATATATCCCGGTAAATCTCGGTTAATCCCAGAGTCCCAGTTGTCCAATACCATCTTTCTTCTTACATGAACAACGTGAAGGACGGCGTAATGAGCATAGCGAATAGCCAATCTCGTTGTTGCAACGCAGTTGCAAAACTTTTTTAGTGGTCAAATCCGACATAAAATTGTAGCGCGCAAAATGGTTCTGGATTTGTTGCAAAATGGTTCTGGGTCGGTTTTAAAGTCTAGGTTTCGTCTAAGTTTTAAAAGGTGGGGTTTGCCGGTAGGCCTTTAAATCCGGGACTTTGACTGACGGCGTTTAAGCCGTTTTTAAATGCTTCAGCCCTTCGTTCAGATAAAATAAAGGGGCATTAAATACCCCTTTATATACCTCTTATATATATTATAAAGTATCAAAATCGACATTACCGATTAACAGTTCTTTTGCCTGTTTGGATTGTTTGGTCTCCTTTTGTTTGAACTTCCTTAATATAAAAGGCCCTAAAAATACGGCGGATTTCCGGCATGTCGTTAATACTCATTATAAACTTGCCTTTAATCCCTTTCAACAGTTTGGCCAGCTCGTCAAAATCAGCCTTGCCGAAGATTCCTTTGCTATAGTCGTTTTCGCAGTTCCAATATGGCGGGGCGCGTCAACGCCCCGTCCTTTATTCAATTTTGGTTATTTTGAGATAACCGGTATAAAATTCCTGTCCGTAATTCGTGCCGGGTATCGGCTGATGACTGCCGGAACGCTGGCCGTTGGTCTGAATTTCCGGCGTGCCGTACAGTTCGGCCCAGCTGACGTTGTTAATGGTTAAAACGCCGTCGGCATATTGTTCGTAATTGTAATCGGTTGCCCCGGTTGCGCCTTCGGCAATAATAAAATCGCCGACAAAAGTATTCTTTTTAAGCGGATAGGTGTTTTTGTTTGTTTTGGCTCCCACTTGAACCGCAACTTCAACCGTTTTCAAGATCTTAATTTTGCCTTTGAACGCGGCACCGGAACCGCCGTCAAATCCAGACCAGCCGCCGTTGGCAGAATTTGAACCGCCGCCGGCTGCGATAACTTCGCAAATATCGCCTTTATAGAACTTGACCGTGCCGTTGATGTTATCCTGTCCGCCTTTTTCCGGCTGCGGTCGTCCTTCAAAAAGCGTTTCGCCCGTATTGTAAGGACTGCATTTGCCGGTATTAAAGACATGAAAAGTCGTTCTGATTCCGGACATGTCAGGCCTCGCTTCCGAGGCTTGCGCCTGCATAATAATTATTAAAAAATTTAAAGCGTCGGTTCAGATTAAGCTCGGCGGAGCGTTCCCCTAGGTTTCTGCTGGTTTGCGCCATTTTGACCTCCATTTGTTTGTGATAAATTTTATTTAGGTCTCAGATATTTCAGCAAAGCTCCGCCGGTTTGTTTCTGGCCTGCCGGAACGTTAGTGCCGGCGCCCCAGCCATATGACGAAGTCGATGCGCCGCCGGTTCCCAATCCCTGCACGCTGCCGCTGCCCGGATTACCGTTGGACGCCTTTATTGTCTCTATAACTTCCAATGCCGGATTAACCGTCAGCGTACCGCCATCGCCGTTATTGTGACCCCACCAAGTAGATCCGCCGGAGTTACAGACAATCATTTCAACGTCATCTATAATCAGTTTGCTGACGTGAACCGAGCTGTCGGCTGGCTGTGGCCCGGAAGCAATCAGCCGTACGGTTGACTTCAGGCGCAAACGGAAACTGCCTTCCCAGGTTGCGCCGCTGCCGCCGGACGTAAATGCCCAGACCCCGCTGGCTGCATACCAGCTGCCGCCGGTACCTCCGCCACCGGTAATTGCCAGATAATAAACTCCGGCCGGAAGTTCGGCCGTTATTTCATTATTTTCAATCTGATATAGAACTTCATCACGCTTAAACGGCTCTTTTTTACCGCCAAACGGAGTTAAAGCTGTTCTGATTCCCATTTAAGCCTCGCTTTCGAGGCTTAAAAAGCCTTTACAATAATAAGTTGAATAATCAGCGGAAAGCTCTACCCCCCCCGCATAATTTTGTTGTATTTCAATGTGTTATACTTCATTTTAACTAAACTCCTTTAGCTTTCCAATAAAAGCCGACAATTCCGGGAGCCGAGTTTGCAACACCGGCACCGTTGGTGGTGGCCGCTTTTGTAAAGTTCCCAATGTCCGTTGGCATTGCTGCCGTAGTCGATGATTTCGTCATCGGCGGCATCGCCGCTGCCGAAAACATGCTGTGTTGTTCTGATGCCTCTTGTCATTTGATGCCTTTCGTTTTGCAAAATGCCGGCTGGCGGCTCACTTTGTACAGCCGGTTAAAATACTCTTTCATAACCTCCCGATCATTGCCGGCCAGTTTCTGATAAACGCCGCCGACTTTGGGTCCGCCTTTTGGCCATTCGATACAGCCGGCGTCAGAGTTCCCAGTTATTGAACAGCTCAACAATGGCATCATCATCAAAATCAGGCTGAGCCAGAAGAGCAGACGTGCAATTTTTTTCATAGCGGATTACCTCGTTTTTTTGTATGACAGTTTTAACTTCTGCCCGGGTATAGCCCAGGCAATAACTCAAAGCGCATAAAAGCAAAATGCCGGTTACAATCATCAGATTCTTAAACATTGTCCTGGCTCTCGGTTTCCTCCGGTTTCGGATATTTGGCCTTAACTGCCAGACAAGCCTGATAATAAGCCTCTAATTGTGCTTGGCCGGCGGCAACCATGTCCGCGTCGCCGGAATTGATTTTGACCTGCGCGTCAAGATATTCTTCAACCGGCGGGTAGGCAGCGGCCCGCTTTTCGTAATATTTTAAAACTGCTGCCGAAAGAATCAGACTCGGTACGACCGCAATCACAACGATCAAAAGAATCAGCCGAAATTTTAAACTTTTTAAGAACTGAAGAAACTGTTTACTCTTCTGCATGGAAAAACCTTTCTGCCTTCTCGTCTATTTCTGGTAATAATAATATCCCACACCCCATTTTGTGTGCACGTATTTCGGTTCACTTGGGTTGGTTTCGATCTTTTCACGCAGACGACGTACATGCACATCCACTGTACGCACGTCTCCCGGATAATCTTTTCCCCAGACCAGTCCGAGCAGATTTTCCCTGCTGTATACTTTATTTTCATTTTTCACAAGAAGTTCCAGCAAATCAAATTCTTTTGCGGTAAGGTTTACTTCCCTGCCTGAAATAAACAGCCGTCTGCTGTCACAGTCCAGACGCAGATCCCCTTTCTCCACAATCGAAGAAACTTCTTTCTTTTCTCTCGGTCCTGCGGTACGACGCATGATCGCTTTGATACGCGCTTTCACCTCAAGAATATTAAACGGCTTTGTGATATAGTCATCGGCACCATAATCAAGTCCCAGAATCTTATCCATATCGTCGCCCTTCGCTGTCAGCATAACAATCGGCATATCAGAAAATTCACGAATCGCCTGACATACTTCGAATCCGTCCATCTTCGGAAGCATGATGTCCAAAAGGATCATATCATACTCATTTGCTTTCGCCATATTCAGCGCTTCTTCTCCATCGTATGCACAATCCACTTCCATCCCGTCCTGTTCAAGACTGAACCGGATTCCTTTTACGATTAATTTCTCATCATCTACTACGAGAACTTTCTTTGCCATATTACACCTCAACGAATCGTTATATAATCTTTCATTTTCTCAAAAAGTGCGCTTTTGATTCCGGATACCTGCATGATATCTTCGACTTTCGCAAACGGCCCGTTTT